CAACTTTAATCGTACCCGTAGCAGACGAACCGCCTGACGTAGTAATAACTAAAGTTTGACCATCTCCGCTTGCAATTTCAAACCCTAAAGACGCGGCAACACCGTCGTCAGTAAAGTTTTTCTTATCAGCAGAAGAACAGTCAGTTTTTGCCATGAACTCATCAGCGTCCTCATTTGTACCAAACTCCAAATGATAATCACCTGATAACGTATCATGATCAATAATCCAATCAACAATACGAGCTTCAGCCGGTAAATTCTGACCGAATAACTCGATTACTGACCCCGTTGCAAGTGAAGCAGCTTCATAAGACTCATAAATCCACCGCACTTTTCCGCTCATAACTTCAGGCTCAATCGTATTGATTTGAGCTGCTCTTTTAAGCGTTCGATTTACTCCATAAACAGTAGCCATAATCTGACCTCCTTATTAGTTAATTAAGTTTATTCAGAACACTGAACAAGTACAACCTTCTCTTCTTCAAGTCGTGTCGAACCATAAGACTGTCCGGCATATACCTGAGCCGAGAAATGCTTTGCAGCTAGAATATCAATAGAAGCAAGCAAATCCAACCAGATACCTAACGTAACACCAGTTTTATGGTATGCCGCACAATTACGTACTCCGGAAGAAAATTCAGGAAGGCGCTCTGTTTGAATAAAATTAAACCCAACAAGTGTGCCCGGGTTTCCGTTTACTAATGCTTTGATCTGTGCATAATCAGCGCTGGTTACTTCTTCAATCGCTAACAAGTCCTCAATCTGCTCTGCCGAGACAGCAAAAGAACGACCATCAGACATAACTTCTTTTTCGTCTAATTTCTTCTTAGATTCCCGGATTTTTGCCATATTCAATCCAACTGAACTATGAACAATAATTTGAGTGGATGGGACTGTGTTAGAGGTCGTACCAGCTTTGCCTGAATACGCTGTCGCCGAGAAAGCTGCGCAAACTTGCGTATCCTTAGCTCTCGCTAAAGCAAACGCGTTATTCTGCACAAGCTCACTCGTCGGATCTTTCAACATCTGAATTTTATCCATCTTATCAACTAGCGGTGCACGATAGTAATAAGTAGGAATAATTTTTCGACGATCATACTGCGGATCGTCATTAACAACTTCCTGATTACGAGCAGTTTTAACTCTCGCATCAGCAGATGCTAACTGATCTTGAAATGACTGCTCACCAGAACAATCTGGTTTGTTATGAACAGTTGGAGCGACCTTCACCATAGTTTGTTGGACTAAATGTTGAATATTGTCGCTATACTGATTTTTTAAAGCTTCTGTTACTGACGCCATTATAGCCTCCGATGTTAAATTAAACCAAATTTTAGCTTCGGTTATCCTTAAAGGGCCTTTGCTTCATACTACTTATTCAGGCCTCATCAGAGGTTATCTGCCTACAAACAATGCGTTCCGGGGAATTAACCTTGTCCAGTCTGCATTTTATAATAATCACTGAGCTTATCTGTCCAATACTGATGCTGTGGATCATTTGCATCATTCAACTCTTTAGATCGCTCAGATCTTATTTTATCAATTTCAAGTTTAGCAGCCTCAGGAGTCAATACCTTTCCTGTCATGCCAGTCTTGATTAATTGCTCTTCTGAAAACTCTTTACCTACATTCGCTAATAATTCAATAACAGCAGGATCATTGCCATACTTCTTGACAATCTCCTGAGCCGTTTCTCCACCGAATGACTCAATCATTGAATTTGCTAACTTAGCGTTATTATCATAAGCAAGTCCCCACTTCGTTCTTAACTCAAGGCTTGCGTTATCAAAATCTGCTTTTGTTTTTGCTTGTTGCGCGTCATTTCCTTTTGTAAGAAGGTTTCCAAGCTCATTCATCATAAACTGATAATGAGAAGGTAACAATCCAGCTTCACGCGCTCTTGTCTTGAGTGCTGACTCAAGCTCAGGTGCAATAGCCATTCCTTCAGGCAATTTAAAATCTGCTCCTGTCTGGTAATCTTTAGAGTCAGACGGTGCGCCTAACTGCGTCATAACACGATTAAGCTCGCCTGCTTCAAAGTTACCATTAGTGTCCTTTTTCGGCATAGCGATCTTCTCATGTCCGACTAGCTTCTCAAGGTCGCTGTAACTTGAGATTACGTCACCCGAGGACTTCCATCCTTTTACGTCAATGACAGCTTTATGCTCCGGTGACATGGTTGCTGTCCAGTCTGCTGAACCGCCCTTATCTCCACCTTTGTCACCATCTCCATCTCCATCACCATCACCATCTGCCATACCCCTATTATTCCTCAATAATCTAAACATTTGATTCTCCTTTGGACTCTCGTTATCCCTTTGGGACGCGAGTTACCCATTTTTTAATTGAACTTATTAATCTATCTATAAAAGGCGTTTCAATTGTTACTTCTGCCCTCGGAATAAAATTCGGTTTATTGACATCACGATAAGGAACAGGAACAGGATTATGTTTCTTTCTCCATCGACTACGACCATTTGCTTTCTCTGCGAATCCCATATTACTCCTTTATCAATTCAGCTACAATATCTGAAATATCTCTATTTAATAAACGTACAATATTAGCATAAATACTGCGCCTACCCTCATTAAACGCCATCTTATGAGGCATATCATCATACGTTGTGACCGTATCAAAACATCGTGACGCTAAGTCTTTAAGTACTAACTCGCCATCAACTGTATTAAATACTCTCATGTAAAGCTGTTGGCGTTCTGATAGCTGACGTTGTATTTCCTGCTTCTGTACTTTTTCTTCTTTTGTAAAGTTATTGAACATTACCAGCCTCCGCTAATGTTTTATCGGTTTCCGCTCCGGTCTTTGCAGCTTCCGCACCTTCACCTATCATCTGAATTTGAGCCTGTGCCTCCTGCTGTTGAGCGCGACCATCACGCATTTCCTCAACCTCCGCATCATCACGAATAACTTTAGGTGCAATGTTTGTCATTTCAGCTACATAATCAGTCGCCTCATCAAGATTTAACTTGTCCAACACTTCAGGAAATTGCCCTGACGCTAATTGCAACTCTGCGAATTGTCCTATAACAGCCATTGCATCGCCTAAATTCTGTAACTCTAAATGCTTCTGAGCACGTGCTAACGGCGATACATACTCAATCACATACTCTTGTCCTATTAATTCTGGTGGCAACGGAGGTAGCTTATTATTTTTGGCAGCGATGGCGTAAACACGCTCAATGAAAGGACTGAGCTTTTCGCGCATAATATTGCCGACAGCTGAACCTAACATTTGCATACGCTGATTATTAGCAATGCTTACCTCTGTTGCCGTTCTATTTCCAACTTGGGGGGAGGAAAGAAACAAATCATTATAAAATGTCTGTTGAATTGTAGTCTTTTTATATTCTAAATAATCAACTCCTATCTGAGTACGTGCACCCATATTAATAGGAGTGATATGTTCATTTGGAAATCCGACGTTCCTAATATTCCTGCCTCTCGGGTTGAAATTATAAGGACGCAAAAACGCCTCATCCGGTATCTCGACCGGCGGTGCGATCTCAAGCTGTGCGCCAATAGCTGTTGTGTACTCAATTTGATTAAGCATTTGAACATCAGGCAATACGTTCATCATAGGAGAATACCCATAAGGTGAGTTTTTAGCAACTGCGAAACGTGACACGAAGAAAGGAAACTCTCTGAATCCACCTTCACGAACAATTTTCTTCTCATCACGTTCAATCCAAATGGCAGCGTATGGCATATTCTTAGATGTTTTCTTTGATTGGTCATAGACAGCGCGGGGGAGCACACAGAATAAAAACTTAAACTTCTTCTTAAAATCGATCTTAATAAATGACTCTAAAACTTTATCACTTAACTTATCTTTACCAAACTTCTCAACTGCTTGTGATGCGTCAAACTCATACTCAATGTATGCTGTTTTAACACGACGCGCTGAGTCCTCCATAATAATAACATTCTCAATATTCATATCATGTAATCGAATATCATCAGTCGGATCATCCTCGCCATAGAGAATGTCAGTGCCGATCGAGCCAAGTGTCAAATACCCTTCAACATCTTCCTGATAAAAATTTGATGAGTTTATCATTGCGTAGAGAACGTCCTCAGTATCTCTTAAATATTTAAGAACAGCTTGACTTGTCATATAATTACGGTTTTTAATTGCTATTGTCATCCAGCGTGTTTGAGGACTTGACATATAAGCCTGCATACCAGCGGCGAAATACGCATTTGAAAGTATCGCGGTTGAATCATAAATGTCTGTTGGTATTCTATTACCTACACTCTTAATGCGAGTGATGTAGGCTTTACGCGGAAGTGAATAATACATTAAATCTTGAAAGTATTGATCTAATACAGCACGACCCTCTTTCTCAGTATCGTAAATCCTTATATGTTTCTCTGCTTCGGTCTCCGGCATCTTATCCTCCTAAGAGTGATGTTCTTCCGGTTACCGCTTCGTCTTGCGCACCTAATGGTGATGTTAGAATCGACCGAGTTTGTGATAATCTAAATTTCTTGAGTTTGGTTTGTGCTGCTTTGGCGGCTTGACTTGCTGCTAATGCGGCTTTCTTTTCTGCTAATGCAATACCTTCTGCGCGTGCTGCGAGTGCTGACTTTTGTGATTTGCGTTCTTGATGGGCTTGGGATAATGATGTGCCGACTGTTGCTGCACCGATTAAAAGTACTCCAATCGTTAAAGGATCATAACATGGACTAGAGAATGGATATGTGTTTCTAACTATTGGGATGTGTATCATAACAACCTCCATAAAATCGTTTGTGCTTTCTATTCCAAAAAGATACTGTTTTATATCTTGACCTTAAACTCTTTAAACCTTTAAAAATATCTTTTGTTCCTTCTGTCCTGCATATTAATAATGTAATTACACAATTATCACCCTTAGCGTTTATACATTCTTGAGCAAACTTTCCATCGAGATGAAAGTTTGTGTCTTTACTCACCCTCTCTGCTTGTTCATCCGTAAGTTCAAAGAACGCTGCCATCGAGTCATTAATTGATAGCCAGTTCACTAATTAAAACCTCCACTTATTAATATAGTAACAAAACCGCACATTTTCAAGCTAAAACTCACTTATTTAAAATTAAGCGGATTACTCTGCTTAACCTCTTCCAAAGGTGACAACACATCAGCACGTGCTTTGACAGGAGGATTAGCCACTTGTATCTGCATTGAAAGCGCGTCAATAAGATCGACAAACAATGATTTAAACCCATCTTGCGTTACACCATTTAACTCTGTTTCCATTTCAGCTAACCAAGGTGCTTCATCAGGAAAGTATATCGTATGCGCTTTAAAGATAGGTGACAGCATCTTAACACGTTCAAGTTTATTGCCGACCTTCGCGTGTTCAACTTCCTTGATATCAAAAAAGATATTACGTCGTTGCATTTCCTTATAGATAAACGGCTCAAGTATCTGTTTAAAATGTCCCTTCTCAATGCACATTGGTATTCGTCGCCTACCACCGAGAAATGGTGTCCATTGTGTTACAACCTCAAACATCTTATCAATAAACTCATCGGCTTTCCAACGACCGAAAGGCACATCAACAATTATCCAACGATTATCTTTTGTTACACAGTTGACAACCATTGCACGATAACACGCTGTCTTGTCAGGTGACGATGCCGGGTCAACTGTTACGAATATATTACAATCGCTGATTATAGTTTCCATATACATCGGAGCATAACGGATAATATCTAACAAATCAAATATACGCGTCTCAGGGCTTGTCGCCTCACACATACGCTCACGCATCCATACATCTATCTGACCAAGATCACGAAAGGCCTTCTTCTCTTTCTCAATCATTTTAATATCATACTTCTCAGGCCACGACGACTCACCATTCGCATTAAGTATTGCAACCTTCCTTGTTCTGAAGTTAAGCGTCTCGGCATTAGCAATAACACGCTCAACAATACACTTCTCGCCTAGGTTATTACCGATAAGAAAGATGCGCGAGTATTGACCTAGAAACTTAACGTCAGACAAGAACCATTTCCAATCATTATCCAACACCGTATCACTCTTTGAGTCCTCAGTATCTTGAGGGTCGTCAATCAATACGATCTTAGGTCGTCTGTCTACATTAGCCAACCCACGAATTGATGAGCCTTTACCATAAACCTCAAAGCGTACATTGAATACTTTATCGTGTTTGTCCCTTACATCGACGCTAAACACTGACGCTGACTTCTGTCTTACTTCGACTAGGTTAGAGTTAAGAGCAGGATTTGTAAGATATTCATTCTCAATTTCAAGTAGTTTAGCACTCGCAAGATCTTTGTTTTGTTTGATGATAACAATGTAATCACGTTTCTTGGAAGGGAAGCGCAGAGCGTAAAGCGGGAAGGCCCTGAGTACTATTTGTCCTTTGGCGCTCTCACGAAAACCTTCAACACCGAAGTTGTCCATTTTTTCAAGTAATATATCAGACCAATCATAATGAAAATCAGCCGGTGCTACGTTATCGTCACTATTAATAAGCATGATATGACGAAACGCGACTAAGTTCTTTGACGACGCTTTGATACGTTCACATAAATCTTGTTCTAGGCTTTGCTCCACGACGTTCTATTCCTTAAATAAGGTAAGCCAGCCTTAAACATTTTAGTCCAATGTATCTTTTCACGCGCCATGATCTCACGTGTCCTGTTAAAATAACCATTCTCGTCGGCGATCAGTGCATATATGATACGTTCAAGTTCCCATTTATCGAGTTTTGATTTAAACTCATACTCAGTCCAAAGTTTAATACCCTCATCGAGAGTAGCAAACTCAAAGTTTTTCATTGATGGTTTATCGAATATAGAACGCAAGGAAAGCGCATGGAGTGTTTCTAAAGAGATATTGGGTTGTAATACTGTACTATTCTGAGTTATCAACGACTCTCTCCGGTATTGATTTCTTTGCCATTTGTTCGAAGAAGTTTAGGTTTAAATTAATGTCAGCACGTTCTTTATCAACAAATAGTTTTAAATGCTTGCCGAGAAGCTCTTGCGCCTTTAACGCGCCACCTTCTT